ACTTCTTCCATCTGTAGCAGACGGTAGCCTTGGTTGTAAGCAGAGCTTTCAGAATACCCTGCTTGTTTTGCTGCCTCAGTTGCGTTGCGGTATACAACGTAGTTTTGACAGAACTTTTCTTGTTTATCGTTAAGCATTTTTCTTGTGCTGGTTGTCAATCATTTTGTCTGAACCTGAACTGCTGCCAAAGTAATAGGCAACAACAGTTGAGGCTGTACCACCTAGCCAACCTACTGCAATATTAATAAAGCCTTGGTCTGCCATAATTGAGGCAGGAAGGAAGGTAACGAGTCCGATGTACCCAAAGAAGGCAATCATTGTTAACACCGCTAGAACAGCCGGAATCTTGTCTTTAACAACCATCTCACGCTGACGTGCACTGTTGCGGTCTGCTGCACCCAAACGAACAAGGTCAATGTCTAGCTTCTTCATTTGAACTTTGAAATCAGCATCAATCTTTTTGAGCTTGGCAAGTTCTTCAGGGGTAGCATTTTCAATTGCCTTGGACACCTCGTCAGGAGTACCATCAGGTTTACCTAGCAGGGCTTCACTAATAGCTTTGACTGCCATGCCCCCAAGAGGTCCACCTACGGCAGTGCCAATGGTAGGGGCAACGGTTTGGATAATTGATTTAGCTGCGTTAAGTAAGTCCACTGTTTTCTCCTTATAGATATTCAGGCTTAAAGCCGCTGTATTCTTTTAGCTTGTCATCAAAGGACCGCTTCTTGTTTGCCTCTGACTGTAGGAATACAGACCCTGCAAGGGTATCTGTCCCATAGAAATAATACTTTACATCAATATCATCTCTAGAAAATAGTCTCTCACAGTCTTGCGCCATAGCCAATAGCTCACCTGTGGTCCAGAAGTAGTTGTCGTTGTGTTCAACGCGCATATACTTTAGCCTACCTTGCTCGTCCTTCTCAAGCTTCTTCTCTTCAGTAAGACTTTCATCAGGAATAGCGCAATCAAACCCAAATAGGTGGATGTTTCTGAACCCAAGGATATGTGTCATCCCAATGGCTCTCATTGCTGAACACGTACCACCTGTAACAAAGACTGCATCAGCAGCAATCTGTGGTTTTCCATCAATACTAAACTTGCCTTCGTCGTAGCTTTGCTTGAGAGACTGTGAATATGCGTTCCATCCTAGTACATTCTCAGACTTTTCCATAATAAACTTGGTAACATCGGAGTTTGTCATAGATGCAACAAGAAACTTAGTGTGCTTATCTACCTTTTCAAACAAATCTTTTCGTTTAATTCCGTGTGTGCTTGTCCCGTCAAGTGGTCGTGGATCAAGAATGACACATCCATATGGCTGGATACCGTTCTTTAGCAGTAGTGGGTAGCTATGCTTTACACAAAAGATGTAGGCTTTGTCACCATACTTTTTCTTTACACGTTTAATTTCATCGAAGTCTAGAGATGGACCAGCAGAAACAATTAGTGCATGTTTGTCGTTAGGTGTTAGGCTTTCAACAAAGTCCCAATCCTTAATGATTGTTAGGTTCTCGTACACATTGTGGAGGATGTCTTCCTTGGGCATGGAGTCACGGGGTTTAACAACAATAGGTACACGTGTAAGTTCAGGTGGAATGTTGTCAATGTCATTATCCATAAGGATAACTGCAAGGTGTGTATGTCCACCACCCTTTACCCTGTCAGTGGATGGCAATACAATGCCACGCTTATCCTTGATCTCAGCTACCAATCGGTTAGTTCCAAGATACTCTTCACCAAGGATACGTCCCTCCTCGTCTTCAGAGAAGTAGTCATCGAACACAACAACAGGTGAGTGCTTTAGATGCTCAAAGTCATTACGTACAGTAGGCTCACTGTGTCCACCATCAATATATGCAAAATCAACCGTTGCAATATCTTCCTTGGCCTGTGCCAGAGTTTCCTTGGAGTCCCCCTTGTATAGCTTAAAAGTAAATGTCTTTCCTTCGTACTGCATTTTTTCTTGGAAAGAAGCTAGGCGCTGGTTGATTGCCTCAATGGTGTTGTGTCGTTTGCTATTAAGCTCAACCTTATCCATTTCTTCAGTGGCTTCCTCAAACAAATCAAAGCCTACGTAATTAACTGTGTCACTGTTTTCAAAGGCAGCAGTCGCCATCTGTATAGCGCGACCACCATTCCATGTGCCTACCTCTACAATGTTCTTTGATTTGTAATGTCGGATAAGTGTGTTGAGTTGTTCGTAACGTGGAAGGCGTACATCTGGCGCAACATCATTGCCAATCTCCGCTTTGCGGTTGCCTTTGTAATGTACCATATACTCTGATAGTTCAGAGTTGGCAAACGCTGCAAGGCCACTAACATTGGGCGTAAGGTTGTGGACCTTCATGCCATGAGCAATGTAAATCTTTAGCAGACGTTCAATAATAAAACCATCGTGCCACTCACGGTATGAAGTAACTTCTCCAATATCATAACAGCCACGTAGGTCACCAAGCATAAATCCGGGTGACTCGTAGTTAAGGTTAAATGCTAGGAAAGATGTCTCGCTGTAATCAACATCTTTACGGCCAAGGTAAACAAGTTCAGCCTGTGATGGGAGAATGTTGGTGAAGCTGTCTGGCTTTAGCAGCTTGGTTGTTACTGTATCTGCGTCCAGCCAGATTAGCCACCCCGCCTGTGCCTCCTTCTCCATCATTTCAAATGCAAGGTCTGTCATTGCATAGACCTTGTGACACCACTTGATTGCATCTAGTCTCCAGTTATAGGGAACATTACCACCTTCAGTACCATCGTGTACCTTCATACGATCACGATAGTTAAGCATGTCCTGAACTAGATTTAGATTACGATACTCAATGTTCTTTGCCCTTGGCATTGCGCCAACTGTTTCTTTATCACAGTCATGATAGTAGGCAATCAGTTTTAGTGAGGGATGCCACTTATCAGCAACTGACTCAAGCATGTTCTTGGCATACTTGTAAAAGCCATCCTGACTAAAGGATGTGACAAAGGTTAGTTGACTGTTAAGCATTGAGTTCTCCTAGCGATTCATTTATTGTTAATTTGTTTCTGATGTCTTTCCATTCAAGTGCGTACTCTTGGTCGATAAATCTGCTTGGTTTCCAACCGGAAAAAATTGGACCCCCTGTTGTGAAGTGTACGTTGTAAGGATCATTCGCTGTAGAGTGTCCGTCCAACCAGTTCCACCGTTCGGAGATTTCACCAATCTCATTATCGTTGAGCCATTCAAAGCCATGTAACCAACTCCCATTCTTTGTGTTAACGTCATCGACCGTTAACTTATAGTGTGAAGGATGAGAACAGTTCCACAAAACAAAGCTTGACCAGTTCTTTCTACGATACACTGTCTGTACCTGATTGTCCATCTTTTCTTGTGCCTTAGGCTGATAGTTATGTTTAACTACCTGCACTGCGTAATCGGTACGTGATCCATACTCAGCAAACAACTGGGTAATGTCAGTGCGTAGCATCATGTCGCAGTCCATAAACAGTGCCATGCCGCTGTACTGATTTAGAAATGGCACAAGGAAACGGGTAAAGCTAAACTCAGTTGAGAAAGGTTTGTTATCAAATGTATCAACAACCTTTCCATCCAGTTCCTTACCTGCTCTCCGGTAAAGTCCTGAACGTCTTAGGTCTGGCATTGAAAGAGGAACAATGTTATATAGGCTACTGGTGTTCTTAAGGATTGAGTGACGCAGCACTTGATAGTTTGCGTCTTCCTTTGGATCATAGCCGATATAAATTGTGGGGAGTTTGTCTGTGTGAAATGTTGTCATGTTTACCTTTGGGGTAGCCGCCTGATAGCAACGCGCTACCAGACGGCACCTCCTTAGTCGATTGAGATTTTTCTTTCTTGGTCTTTTTCAGATACAACCTTTTGAATTTCAATTACAAGCATACCGTCTTCCATCTTGGCAGCTTTTACTTCAGTGTTGTCTGACAATGCAAATGACCTTTTGAACTTACGGGTTGCGATTCCGCGATACGCAATGTTCTTATCGGCTTCTGCTTTGGGAGTATTGCCACTAATAGTGAGAACATTCTTTGCCAAAACAACGTCAACATCTTCTTTCTTAAAACCTGCAAGAGCAATCTCAATACGATAGGTGTTGTCATCCTTAATAATATTGTAAGGGGGATAGGAAGTGGATGACAAAAAATGATCGTGTGCTTGGGACAAACGCTCAAACTGATCTTCAAAACCAAAACCAAACTGATCCATCTTGTCCAGTATAGACTGGAAGGCTGGATTAATTGTTACTAGTGCGTTCATTGTATTCTCCTTTTAAGCAAGATTGAACACCGCATCAGCCATGTCTGCGCTGATATGGGTATTATATGGGTGTTGATATGGGTAAGTCAAGAAAAAATTGGCGATCCCGGCAGGGGTCGAACCCGCAACCTACAGCTTAGAAGGCTGTTGCTCTATCCATTGAGCTACGGGACCATCCAATCCTACAGGTCTCTGTTAAACTTGTGGGTCTTTGCCCAGTCTTGATAGCAATTATCAGAGACGTGCATAAGCCAACCCCAAAAACTAGCTGCTGTGATTTTCTTCGCAGCCCACCGTGTTACAAGTCCTACATCTTTGTATATTAGTTCCATTTTGTTTTCTCCTTTCAATAAGCGAGAGTTGATATGCTTGACGTATCTCTTCTACTGTCCTGCCGCAGCCAAGACAATAGTCTTTGTTCTCGTCAAGCCGACACTGTTTGCAACATGCCGTCATTCACCGCCCTCAATTTGTTGCAGGGCTTCATTGAATAGTCCGATGTCACAATCAGCAAAAAACCTAAATGTAATTCCTTTGTACTCATCAGGGAAGTAGCCAATGCTCCACGATGACACACAGTTTTCACTACAGACTTTCTCAAGCTGAGTGATTACCCTGTGTTCCCTGCTTGTGTACTCCGTTTCAACGATGGTCCCGTGATTCCTTCCCATTAGATAGGAAGGTTCACGAGCCATGTTGTATCCATGATACCACATACTTACCACCCCGGCGAAGAATAGTTTTGGTCTTTTACATATGTAGCAAAACCATCTAGACCCATTGAGGGGCAAACCATAATCTTTTCAGGCAACCCCATACCATCCTTCTCACCTGCTTCACCGCAGATAAAGAACGCACCCGTCTTCTCAGGCATAGCATGTTTGAGAATAGTCTCAAACTTCTCAACCTTCTTACGAAGTAGCAGTACTTCTTCATAGTAATCTTCAGACATTTCTATTCTCCGCATTATACTCCGCAAGAACCACCATGCTGTGTAATGTCGCAGATGTCATGCGTCTCTACACTCTCCTCAAACTCTTCGCCAAGTTTGTCAACTGCCTCAGAGTAAGGGACAGATGTTAGTGGCTGACCGCCACGGCATCCATCAGGATACACAGTAAAGCCACGTAGGCGATGGGCGTAAGATGCAAGGGTGTCAGCAAAGTCATTAACGGTATCTTCGTTGTTGAGCTTACTTCCCCATGTGGGGATGTTAATGGTTGAAGAGATTGACATATCAACATAGTCCTGCACGTCAGCTTGGAAAGCTATACGACGTTTGTAGTCCTGTGCAAGATCAAGTGCGGACTCAATGTTGTTAGGGTCTACGCCATGCACGTCAATAATCTCTTGTGCAGCGGAGTCAACAACGTACTGGTAGTGCCACCTGTTCTGTCCCTTTAGATA